ATACACTAATTGGTGGATGCACAGAAACTGTTAAGTATCTTAGGGAGCAAAAACTGGTCTAATGGAACAAAACCTCAACGACATTTATGATCTTATTGAACATGCTATTGATAATGCCTTTGGGGGACAAATGAATTTAAAATTTTACGAGTACTTGAAAGAAAGTAAAACTAAAAAACATGAGATAGATGCTTTCATTTCAAGCACCACCACAAATGAAATCGGTGATATCATTTTAGATCTTGACGAATACATTAAGGGTGGTAATGATAGTGAACATAAACAACTGCGTGAAGGTTACGGCCATATTCCCAAACCTCAAGCAAGAAAAATTAGAAACTACTTAGAAAGTTTCTTAGATGATGCAAAGAGGTATAGTCATGACCGAAGACCAGGAAGACGCAAAAAGCAATCTAAATAAATCAGATCCTCATATTAATCGTGGGGTAGAGTTGCTATTACGCAACAGGAGGAGAAAACCAGAACCGCCCAAAACTTTTCAGATAAAGTTCGGTAAAATGGTTGCTCTCTTCCGAAGAGAGATTGTTTTCCACCTGAACTTCTATCTGGACATCAGAAAGAAATAGTCTCTGGAGGACAGAAGATGTTAGCAGTAACCCTCACTATTGGAACACTAGTTTCCATTATGATGTTTTTTGTAGGAGGTGTGGTAGGATGGTTAGCAAAAGACCATGTTTATCAAACCCAACCCGTTTATACTCATCCAGAGATGTTTGATGAAAACGGAAATGTATTACCAGACGAAATTTTAGCAGTACGATTTGAAAATAGCTATGACGAGTTCGACCAAGAAGATGACGAAAACTAAGAAAGAGTTGCCACCAAATCCTTTTATTCATGAGATCCTTGAATTTGCAAGTAAGCAAAGATCAAAGGCAAAGAAGATTGAGGTTCTTCAGGAGTATGCTAACCCTGCACTGAAGACCCTCTTTATTTGGAACTTTGATGATACTGTGATCTCTGTTGTTCCAGAGGGTGATGTTCCATATGAAAAGAATGAGGTTCCTGTTGGAACTGATCATACCTCTCTCCGTAAAGAGTACACCCACCTTTATAATTTTGTGAAAGGTGGTAATGATTCTCTCACCTCCCTCCGTAGAGAGACTATGTTCATTCAAATTCTTGAAGGACTTCACCCAGAGGAGGCAGAGATTCTTTGTCTTGTTAAAGACAAAAAGTTACAAACTAAATATAAATTAACATACGAGGTTGTTTCTCAAGCTTTTCCTGATATTCGTTGGGGAGGTCGTTCATGACAGTTGCCGTACAGGAACAAGAAGAACAGATGACAGAATTTGGTTCAGACAAATTACAAGTTAATCCTTCTGATTATGGTTGCCAAATTCTTCAGGAAAAAACCACTCTTGAGGCAGCAAATGACAAATCACTTCCTAATGATGCCAGACTCATCTGGTATGTTGTAGGTGGTGTAGAGTATATTGATCTTACGAGATGTAAAAAAACATCTCAACTTTTTGATATGTATTATGATCGATATGGCAAAGGTGCCGTCCAAAGAATTGATTTTGGATATGGTCAAATGAATCCTAAATTGTGGGGAAACAAACCAAAGAAAGAAAAGAAAAGAAAATGAACGAAGATGATCTAAGGAATCAAATTAATTCATTGATCCGTGATGAAATCCAAGAGGTTATCAACGATTACGTTGACGAAAAAGAAGAACAGTCAAAGAGTGGACTTGGATTTGTTCGGACAGAAGAAGAAAAACAATTAAAAGTAAAAGTTTCTAATGATGAGATTGATAAAATCATCAAAGAATATAAGAAACTTAAAAAGAGTGAGAGATCTAATCTCTCACATATAAGAAAACTTGGTCTGCTTGATAAGAATGGTAACCCATTGAGTTGACAACCAGATTAAATAGCATTATGATCGTTAGCATGTATTATTATCATCATGTATAAACCATACTCACCAGAGTGGCACAGGTATAGATACCTGAAGGAAGCCATTGACAAATACCTGGATGACTACGTTGATAATGACGTAAT